CAACCGACACAACAAATTCGGGAGAATATATTTTTAATCCACCAGTTCAAAGGATTATTGACTTACGATGCAAGAACAAAGATTTAAAAAGTATAATAAACGGTTATAACAGACTAACTAAAAATAGTCAGTTAATAATCAGAGCATAACCATACACACTATAACAATGGCAAAACAATACAATGTAAAACCTAAAATGAAACATAAAAACGCCTTATTAAATATGGTTGATAATGGTGGCAATGTTTCCAAAGCAATGATTGACGCCGGATACTCCAAAAATACAGCTAGAACCCCAAGCAAAATGACAACAACTAAAGGTTTTGTTGCGTTATTGGATAGCATAGGATTAGATGAACAGGAGATAGGAGTGATACTAAAACGCCATGCTAAATCAACAGACAAGAGAGCAAGCTTAACAGCTATTAAAATGATATTACAAGCTAGAGGCTTATTAAAACATAACATTGTAACAGAACGAGCCGATGCAGAAGATTATCAAGATATAGAATAAACCGAAGTCACACAATCGCCCCAGACAAGAGATAACACCATAAGCAATGTATTACTACTCAATATATAGATAGATAAATAGGGTATTAAGTATTGATATTAAGGATTAAACTAGTATTATAATACCCACATATTAGTCCTAGATTAGTCCTAGATTAGGCATAACAACACACACACATATCATAAATAGACAATAATACATAGAAATAGGGGTAAATCAATGAAAACACCATATTTGACCCTTAATAGATAGCATAGATAAGCCATTGTATACCCATATCCCCGCATATTACCCATACACCATATTAAGCCACCTATACAACAACACTACTAAGGACACTAACAGCTATTAGAGAGGCATATAGGAGCTTACAGACCCCCCCCTACCCCCCGACTTCGTTTGTGGATGTTAAAGTTACTATATGGAGCATATGAACAATTTTTAAATATAGACATATGAAGACTTTATTAATAATAATATCAGGAATCATTATAGCTCCGTTTTTCTGGGTTTTGATATTCCTTGTATTTTTAGATACTATGAGAATAAAAGACAGAATAGAGATTTTAGAAAGACACTCAGCGGAAAAGGCTAGAGTGATTGAATTGGAAGAAGAGGTAAGGATTCTAAGAAAGGTGTTGGGAACCTTATTAAAACATCTTAAATTGGAGTATGACGAGACACCAAGAATGAAACATGTTAAATAGATACCATTCAAATGCATCAAGAAAATACACAAGAAAACAACAAGAACGATGTGAAGCTACTTGGGAACGAATTTACGGAAAAAGAGCTCGGTCTAATGAAAAGGATAAGATGGAGTCCGATTTGGGATTACGAACACCAGGAAGAAAAGGTTCACTTTCCACAAATAGAGATACTAAAGGATAAAAAGCGTTTTACAACGATTTGTGCAGGGACTAGATTTGGAAAGAGCCAGATGTGTGCCTATATAGCCCTTAAAAAGCTTCTTAAGAAAAAAACTCATACCTGGATTGTTGCTCCTACTCATTCATTATCAGAAAAAGTCTTCAACTGGCTGGTTATTTTCCTAAATAATGGGTTTCCAGAGGACATTCAGAGAGGTAGAATTAAGATTACTCGTGTAATGGGCAAACTTGCAGTAAGGATTCCACGCCTAAACTCGTGGGTAGAGTGTAAATCAGCAGAATTTCCTACGGGATTGCTTGGAGAAGAGCTAGATTTGGTAATAATGGACGAATGTTCTAGAATGAAGGGTGAAATCTATGATTCTTACATATCTCAGCGTCTTACAAGCAGAAAAGGAGAGGCGTTGTTCATTTCAACCCCTTTTGGACAGAATTGGTTCTTCAGACAACGACAAAAGAACCGAGATTCAGATGATGGTGTGGACTTTCACTTTGAGTCCCGTGATAATCCCTATTTTCCAATGGATGAATGGGAGAGAGAAAAAGCACGATTACCTAAAGATGTCTTTGACCAAGAATATAGGGCTGTATGTTTAAGAGATGCTGCTGCTGTATTCAGAGGAATAGACGCAATCATAGACGGAGTCCTAGAAGAGCCTCAGAGAGAACACTTTTACACTATGGGAGTTGACCTTGGTAAGTATCAAGACTTTACCGTAATAACGATTATAGACCGTTCTAACCACCATATAGTTCACTTTGACAGGTTTAAGGACATTGACTGGAATTTACAGAAAGACCGTATATTTGAAGCAGCTAAGAAATATAATCACGCTAGGATAGTAATTGACTCAACAGGAGTAGGAGACCCAATCACAGAAGACCTAGGTAGAATGGGACTTGCCATAGACGATTTTAAATACACAAACAAGTCCAAGCGACAGTTAATTGATAAGCTTTCAATATTTATAGAACAAAAGCGAATAACCATACCACGAGTAGAAACCCTTATAGGCGAATTAGAAGCATTTGGATACAAGCGGACTGATAGTGGAAATATCCAATACTCAGCACCAGAAGGAATGTATGATGACTGTGTAAACTCTTTAGCCTTAGCGGTATGGAACTTAAACGAAAATCCAGTGGGAGAGGGTGGCGGAGACCCAATTATTTTTAGAGGAACAAAATACTAGCGGCAGATTATGGAAATATTTAACTATGACCCATCAAGTAAGGAAAAGATTGCAATGGGTCTCATTCTAAGAGAAAAGTCAGCTTGGGAGAATATGAATGTCCAAGTTTCTAACGATGTATCTTATTCTATGAGAGACGAGATAGATACCTATCGTAAGAATTACTATGGCGTATTTGAAGAAGCAATAGACCCAGACACCAAGCTTGAGAAGCTTTGGATACCTTTAACCGAATGGACGGTAGAAACGGTTATTAAGAATATTGACCTTGATACCAAAGACATTACGATTAAAAGCCCACAAGCAAAAGACTCACAAGCGGCTCAGATAATCCGTTTGGTTACACTTCACTTCCTACGACTTATTGGGTTTGGAGAGTTCCTTAACGATTTTACACGCAGATTAACAATAGATGGCACAGCAATTGCCAAGTGTGTTAAGAGATGGTCAGGAGAATACAACAGAAACCTTCCATATCTTTCAATAGTAGACCCTCTTAACCTAATTATAGACCCATCTGCTCACTCAATGCACGATGTTCCAGTTATAGAACGAGCAATAATGACCATTGAGGAAGTAGAAAAGATGGACTGGGATAATAAAGAGCTAATTCAATATTCAAAAGGGTCAGTTCCAACAGCTACAATTTACGAAAGATGGGGACTTGTTCCAGAAAGCATACTTTCAGAAGGAGGAGACGAGAACAAGTGGGTATCAGGAACAATCATAGCTTCGGCTCAACCAAAAGTAGACGATGTATCTTCAACCACCGAACAACTCGCAGACCAAGTATTAGTAATTCACAAGATTAAGAGAGACACCAATTCATTTAAGCCTTATGAGGAATGTTGGTATAAGAGAGTTCCTAACAGATGGCATGGCAGACCTCCTGCTGAAATGATTAAAGGGCTTCAGTCTTGGCTTAATACAGTAGTTAATATCCGTAGAGATGAGTTGATGAACCGATTAGCAGGGAAATACAAATATCGCAAGGGTATGGGGATTACCCGACAACAGCTTGAAAGCATAAAAGCAGGTGGTGCTATCCCAGTAGACAATATGGACGATATAATGCCTCTACATGAGAACGATGTTCAGGGGTCAGCATATCAAGAACCATCAGAGATTATCGGTATGGCAGAAAGAGTTACTGGAACTCACGATGTAGAAAGCATAGCTCCTTCATTACCAGCAACAACAGCAGTTCTAAAAGACAGAGGTTCAAAGTCAGCATTTGCTCTTACACAAGAAAACATAGGAATGTGTTTAGAACGATTAGTTAAGAGACATATTATTCCTTTGGTTATTGACTCTTTGAAACAAGGCGAAATTATCCGAATTACAGGCGAAGAGAGAGACCTTATGACAATAGACGACCTAATGATTACAGATGCCTATAATAAAAAGATTGTCAATTCTTTAATAAAGAACCGAAAACTTCCTACGCTAGAAGAAGTAACAATGTTCAAAGATGCCTTAGCAGAAGATATGACTAAAAAGGGTAAAGACAGAGATGTTACAATTCTAAAAGAATACTTTGATGTAAATTATGATGTAGTAGTAGAGTTCACAGATGAGAAATTTGATAAAGCAATTATGGTTAGAAACCTAATTGACTTAATCCAAGCTCAACTTCCAGGAATGGACGGAGAAGCTCTTGCTAGAGAAGTAGCAGAGTTAATGGGATTAAGTGGTTCACGCTTTACAACGAACCCAAAGGTTCAACGAGAAGCACAATTAGCGAAAGGTCGTAATGAACAGCCATCAGCAATGTCAGAGTTCCAACGAGGAAATATAGAAGGGACATCAAGCCCTAAAACTCGTGGAGTTCCAACTGCTGCGGCTACTCAATAATTAATAGAGATTTAGGAAGATAAAAATTATGACTACAACAAGAAAAGGAAAACCAAGAACAGAAGTAGAAAGAAAGGCGAGACATAAACGTCTTTATGGGAACACAGATGTTCCCGCAAGAAGAGGTAAAAATAGAAGATAATATGGATAAATTAGCTGAGATAAACAACAAAGATTGGATAACAATGAAAGAACTTTTGATACAAGTAGCAAAAGCATATTACGATTGGGATAATTGCAAGGACCTAAAAGAAGCAAAGGGAGTTAATGAGTTTGTAAAGCTAATCATTAGTAAAGTTGAAGCGGAAAAAAATAATAATTAGCAGCGGGAAAAGTCGCCCATAGCTGGGATACAGTAAAGCGGACAATAGAAAGTAAAAATTATGGAAAACAAACCTTTAGTTACCGACCCTCAAGGGCAGAACGTTAGCCCTGGAGAAGGAGACGGAGATGTTTCTCAACAGGGAAATTTCAGCCTTGAGGAAGTCAATAAATTGATGGGTCGTGAATACAAAAGCTTAGATGAAGCCCAAAAGGGTTTAGAAGAACAAACTTCTTATGTTGGAAAGCTTGGTCCTAAAGCAGCAGAGTGGGACAAATTACAAGCACAGAAAACACCAGTAGAACGTTCTACCGAAGCCGAAGCAGTCACGATTGACAAGGTTTCAAAGATGGAGTTCTTAATAGAAAATCCTGACGCAAAAGCAGTTGCTGATGACGTTCAAGCAATAGCTAAGCAAAGAGGAATTTCTATGAACGAAGTCTACAATAGCTCTCCATTAAAGAAAGTTGTTGATAATGAAGTCAAGTCGCATCAAGCCGCTAACCCAACTTATGTTGAAAGTGGCAGACTACCAAAAGGTAAAGAGAAAATCACCAAAGACACATTCAAGAATATGTCATTGGAAGATGCTCGCAAGTTAGTTGAAAAGACTAACGCATGGAATGAACCTATTTTACGCAAAGAGTAAGCGGAAATAGATGAACAAATTATTTATTTGGTTATCAGAAAATCTACCTATCGGTTTAACAGCTTCAAGTATTAGCACAGAAGGTGAATTAATTGAGGAATATTATAATAAAGTATTCATCAATGAACTTCGTTCAAACTTAGTTTTCGCAGGTTGGGGTCTAATGGGACGACAGCCACGAAATAATGGCGAAATAGTTCACTGGTTAAGTTTACAAGACTTTAGTGCTGCTGGAAATCTAACCGAAGGAACAGACCCAACAGAGAATACCTTATCTGCTGGAGACCAAACAGCCGTTTTGGCTCAATATGGTCAGACAGTTCAGTTATCAGATATTCTTCAAGGAACTTGGGTTCCACAGTCATTGGTAGAAGTAATGGAAAGATTAGCTCGTGTTGCTTCATTAGAAGTAGATACTGTTATTCGTAATTCCTGTTTCACAGCAGGTGGTTCAGCACAATATGCTGGAAGTGCCGTAGCAAGAAATAGTATTGCAACAGATGGTTCTTTTGATGTAGACATGGCTGAAATCCGAAATGCAACTCATAGCCTAGAATCTCTTAATGCACAACCATTCGCAGATGGATACTATCGTGGTGTTATTCACCCAGATGTAAAATATGACTTACAAGCTGATACAGCTCATTGGCAAGAAGTTCTAAAACATACTGAGAGTGGTCTTAGGGATTTAAGAGGTGGCAATGCAGCTAGCAATGGAAAAGGAAATGGTGTAGTTGGAGAATTAAACGGAGTTGAGTTTATCCAAAGCAAACAAGCATTAAAGATGGTTGCTTCTGGTTCAGCTTCAACAGACGTTTATCAATCTTACGTATTTGGTGCAGAGCATTATGGAGTTTCACAATTCCAAGATGTTCAAACCGTTATTAAGAATCCTTCCCCAGTTTCCACATTAGACCTTTACGGAACATTTGGTTACAAGATGGGATTTGCTACTAAAGAGTTAGACTCAAGTAGAATGACCCGTATTGAATCAGGTGCTGCAAAGGGAGATTAATATTCTGTTATGCAGGGGAGGAGAAATCCTCCCTTGAAAAGAGTATGTTAATTCAGAAAACATTCGAATCTTGGCTTCAACAATTCAATTCCAAAATAAACATAAGAGATATTATTACCACTTATGTGAACAAGGAAACAGGAGAGAAGTTTAAGCAAAAGAATAGAGATGTAAGCGTCTTGTATTTTGGTGATAAAAGATTGGGTTCAATCCCCCACGGATTAAAAGGAATCAAAGGTTGGCAGAATATAAATGATAAACGAAATGATGAAGGATACGAAACATCAGATGGAACCCCACACGTTGGAATGACAGGAGTTGGGCTAATGCTTATGCACCAAAAGATTATAACTCCACATCAATTTGTAAGACATTTTACAACAAGAAGAAATCAAGAATTTTTAGAAAGATTAAAAAGAGATAATGTAATAAGCGGATATTGAGGTGAGGGCTTTAGGTTTAGACCCCTCCGCTGGTTGATGCCTAAAGTCTTCGCTTGAATACTAAAATATGAAAATAAGCGTAATACTAACAACATTTAACAGAGCATATAAATTAAAGAGAGCGGTTAAATCGGTTCTAAATCAAACATTTACTGATTGGGAACTAATAATCGTTGATGATTGTTCAAATGACAAAACACAAAAGTATTGTGAAAAAATGGTCAAGAAAGATGATAGGATTAAGTATATTAGGCGTGAGTCTAATTTTGGGCAGCATACATCTCCTAAGAACCAAGGCACGCAAGCTGCTACAACGGATTTAATAGCTTACTTAGACGATGATAACGAGTATTTAAGAGACCACTTACAAGTTCTTTACAAATATATAGGCGAAAACGATGTAGTTTATGGAGACAGATGGCTAATAGATGACTCTGGAAAACATAAGAAGATGAAAGGTATCTCAAACGAGTTTGATGCTATGTTTCTAAGCAAAATTAACTATATAGACACTTCAGATGTTCTTATCCGCAAAGAATGCATAGATAAAGTAGGTGGTTGGGACGAAAGTTTGCCTAAGTTTGCCGATTGGAACCTATGGATTAGATTAGCAAAGTCAGGCTGTAGCTTTAAAAGAGTCCCAATAATTATTACTGACTATCATATTCACGCTGGATGTAATCAATTCAAGACCAAGACAGGAGTTGATAGCGATGGGAACATACTTCCAACATTTAGTCCAGACCATTGTAAGATATTCCCAGACAAAACTTCCTATGGAAAAAGACCAAAGCTAAAAGTAGCAATCTTTACTCTTACAATGAACCGACTTGACTATACAAAACGAATGTATAAGTCAATGAAAGAGAACGCTGGATATGAGTTTGACTGGTTTGTTATAGACAACGGCTCAACAGATGGGACTCCTTTCTGGTTAAAAGATAAAGGAAGTATTAGAGAGTTTAAGAAAAACAAAGGTATTTCAAAAGCTTCAAACGAAGCACTCAATATGATGGGCGATAAGTATGATGTTATTATAAAAGTAGATAATGACTGCTTGTTTCTTACAGACAACTGGTTAAGCGAGGTTGTTGATACATATGAAAGACAACAAC